CGTCCTGATATGTGGCGTGACAAGATGGACTGCACAGTTGCTGTAGGTATTGGTAATGGTAATCGTGACCAACAGTTAATGCACCTAACTACAATGTTACAGTTTGCTGGTGATGCAATGCGTGGTGGACTTAAGATTGTTAATGAAAAAAATCTTTACAATATGGGAGCCGCGCTTATTAGGAACATGGGTTTCCAAAATGTTGATGATTTCTTAACCAACCCAGATATGGTTCCTCCAGAACCTAATCCGGCAGAACAAGAAAGAATGGCTGAAATGCAAATTAAACAACAAGAGTTGCAAATAAAGGCCGCTGATCTACAGTTAAAACAGCAGAAACTTCAGCAGGAAGCCGCTGAAGCCGCTGTTGATGCACAGTTAAAAACGGCAGAACTACAACTAGAAGCCGCGCAAAATAGACCCATTGCTATAGGATAAATATGAGCAATCAAATAAGAGAGGAACAAGCCAAGCGCCTCCTCAACGATGAGTTGTTTAAAGAAGCGTTTAGTACGCTAGAAAAAAATTTACTAGACTCTTGGAATTCTTCAGGAGTTAGTGAAGTAGAAGCCAGAGAACAAATCTGGTTATCATTAAGACTCCTTGAACGTATACGCCTACATCTAACCTCTATTGTAGAAACAGGAGATATGGCGAAGAAACTTAGGGAATACCAAATATAGGAGATTATTATGGTGGATAACGTAACAGACCCACAACCGACTGCTGGTCTACCTAAAGACCCCGGAAGTTTAGCAGCCGCTCAAGATGCGTTACTTGGACTCATGGACTCGGCAGAGAAACCGGAAGAGGAAAACGAAGCATCGCCGTCTGAAGAAGTAACTGAGGACGTTTCAGATGAACCAACTGACGAACTTGAAGAAGAGGTTGAAGAGGTTGAAGAAGTTGAAGAAGTTGATGAATCTGAAGAATCTGATGAAGAAGAAATTGAAGACGACTCTGAAGAGACAACTCTCTATACTGTTACAGTAGACGGAGAGGAACATGAAGTCACGGAAGAAGAACTCGTTGCAGGTTACTCCCGACAATCAGATTATACAAGGAAAACTCAACAACTTGCAGAATATCGAAAGCAGATAGATCAGGTAGTAGAAAACTATCAGAACGAAATTGCTCAGGCTCAGCAAGCAAGAGATCAGTACGTTAGTGCAGTCGCACAAGCAATTGAAACTAACTATGCAGGGTTACAACAGTTTCAGAATATTGATTGGGAAAGGCTCAAATCTGAAGACAGGGAAGAATATTTGACTAAGCGTGATGAGTATCGTCAGGCTCAAGAACATATTCAGTCTTTACAAATTGCTTCAGACAGAGCAAAAGAAGAATCAATAAATGAAGAACACAAACAACGTCAGCATTTAATTACGCAAGAACACCAAAAGATGGTAAAACTTTTGCCTGATTGGGCTGATGATGGAAAACGCCAAGCAATACAAAAAGCGGTTTCTGAATTTGCTTTGTCATCTGGATATACCCAAGAAGAGTTAAATCAACTTGTCGATCATAGGTCAATTATTGTTTTAATGCAGGCTAAAGCATATGCAGATATGCAAAAGAAACAAAACTCCGTTAGGTCTAAAAAAGTTAAAAACAAGCCTAAAGTAGTTCGTTCAAAAGCCAAAGCAGATAAAGCAGTAAATGACAAGACTAAACGTGCCAAACAAATGAAACGTCTGAAGCAGACAGGAAGGGCAGAAGATGCCGTAAGTCTGTTTGAGGATTTTGTAGAACTATAATAATAAAGGAGTCATTTTATGGCAATTGCAACTAACACTCGTACTACCTATAGTGCTGTAGGCATTAGGGAAGATTTGAGTGATATCATTTATAATATCAGCCCAATGGAAACGCCGTTCATTTCCTCTGTAGGTAAGGGTTCTTGTGACAATACTCTGTTTGAGTGGCAGACTGACGAACTTGCCGATGCCGCCGCGAACCAGCAACTAGAGGGAGATGATAGTATGAACGCCCTTGCTGTTAGTGAGCCGCGACGTTTGCAGAACTACTGTCAGATTTCGTACAAAGCCGTTCAGACGAGTGGCACAGCGGAAGCGGTAGATTTTGCAGGAAGGCGCTCATCTCAGGCTTACCAGTTGGCTAAGCGTGCAAAGGAAATAAAACGAGACATGGAAAAAATGATGCTCTCTGAAGACCTTGCTGTTGCTGGCGCTACTGGTACTGCTCGTAAAACAGCGGCTGTGATGGCATGGCTAGGTACTGCTTCGGCAGGAACTTCTAACATCATTGATGGTTCCGCTTCTCCTGTTGTTGGTATTGTTAATCAGGGTTCGCCTACTGCTGGTTATCCTAATGGTACGTCTGTCGCAAGTCCATCTGGTTCGGATGCAGTTTTGACGATGGCTATGATTAACCTTGCTATGCAACGTGTGTTTACGCAGGGTGGAGAGCCTACTGAGATTATGTGTGATGCTACTCTTAAGCAGAAGATTAGCGCTCTTGGTGGTTCTGTTATTGCTGATTTGCAGAAAGATGCGCCGGGTGCAGTTCCGGCTACCGCAGTCAACGCCATTGATGTTTTGGTAACTGACTTTGGTACGCTAAAGGTTGTTCCTAGCCGCTTGTGCTTGCCTAATCAGTTGTATTTCTTTGACTATGATTTCTGGTCAATTGACTATCTACGTCCGTTCCAGACCGAAACTCTGGCTAAGACTGGTGACAGCATGAAGCAGTTGATGATTGCTGAATACGGTCTTCGTGCCAAGAATGGTTTGGCAAATGCGGCTGTTATCGGAATTAAAGACGCTTAATGATAAAATACAATAACACTCCTAGTATAGTTGTAGAAGATAATGTGCTTTCACCTGATTTATGTGAACACATAATTGGTTTTGCCAACAACAAAGGGCTTAAACCAAATCTTATAAATCGTAACGGAGAATATATCCAAGATGATGTTAGAACTAGCGAGGGTATATTTTTAGAATACGGTGACAATAAAGTATTAGATGGTGTTATTGAGGCGTTTTCCGGTATGTGTGGTTTATCTCCTGATCGTTTAGAGCCTGTTAGTATTCAAAGGTATCTTCCCGGTCAGGAGTATAAGCCTCATTATGATGGTTTTCTTCTAGATGAAATGGAAGATATGCCAGAATCTTCAAAGATAAAAGAAGGTGGGAATCGCTGTGTCACTATGATTGCTTATTTAAATGATGTAAGCGATGGTGGTGGCACAGTTTTTCCTGTATTGGGACTAGCAATACAAGCAGTACAAGGTCGAGTTCTTATGTTTGGCAATCTTGACGAAAACAAAATAGTACACCCTGCGTCATTACATATGGGGCTACCTCCGGGTGACGGAGAAAAATGGATTTTAACTTTTTGGTACCGAGAGAGAACAGTAATGGGAATTAAAAAAGACATTAAAAAAGCGGCAAGTAAAACAAAAGTTACACGAATAGAAAAGAAACCTATAAACCAAAAAGAAGCGCATAATAAGGCTTTCGAAAAGTTTAAAAAAATTGCTGGTGATAGGAGTCTTATGCCGTTATGAACTCTTCTGGATGGAACTACGACAACCCCACTACTAGGCCGTGGAAACTAGATATTAATAGTGATGGCACAGCAACTATAGATACTTACCAAGATGTACAACCTATTATAGAAAAAAATAAATTAAACTATAATAATTTTGGTGATAAACTAACTTATGGAAAGTTAGGTAATGAATATGTAGCCGCATCTATTCCAATGAATGTTTGGGAAATGTGGTGCAAAGAAACAAATAATGCTATTAAGAAAGACAATAAATTACTAGCAAAATACTTAAACGATCCTGATAACAAATATTTCAGGACTACACCAACGAGGATTTAATATGTGGTTATATCAACCTACATTTTCTGGTAACAATCAGTTACCTATTATCAATAATGCCGTTTGGTTTAAGAGCAAGAATAGTTAATGGCTATTAATTCGTACTCTACTCTTCAGACAGCAGTTGCAAACTGGCTAGATAGAGATGATTTATCCGCAAGGATACCAGAGTTTATTGCTTTAAATGAGGCTATATTCAATAGGATATTGCGTATTAGACCTATGGAGACTACTGTAACTGCATCAACTACAGGAGGCACTAAGTCTTATGACTTGCCTACTGGTTATGTACAGATGAGGCAGATACATTTAAATACTAGCCCAATAACTCCCTTGCAATATTTAACACCTGAAATGATGTATAGAGTTTGGTCTGGAAGTTCTAGCGGTAAACCACATTCTTACACTATTATTGGTGATAAAATCTTTTTTGGGCCAACTCCTGACTCTGCGTATGACTATGTAATAACTTATTATAAAAAGTTTGATAGCCTTAGTGACAGCACTACAACTAATTGGGTAATACTAAACGCCGCTGATGTATATTTATATGGAACATTATTACAAGCAGAACCATTCTTAAACAACGATCAACGTATTCCTGTTTGGGAAAGAGGATTAAGGCAAGCATTATCAGACCTGCAAGAGCAAGATGATAAAGATAGACATTCCGGCTCAGAGTTAAGAGTAATGAATACATCTGGATATTATTAAGGTATAAATTATGGGTATAGAAACCGGAAACTTTATAAGTAATTTAAATAGTGCAAATCCGCTATCAAGTGACAATGTTAGTGAAGGCGACGATCATCTTAGACTTTTAAAAAATGTTTTAAAGAAGACATTTCCAGCAGGAACAAATGATTCCGGCCCGGAGCAGGCAGTTCAGATTATTATAGCAAAGTCATCTGCACCTACTATGAGCGGTAGTGCGGCTCAGTCTATGGGCATGGTGTGGCTAGATACTACAAACAATCTATTAAAGATTAGGAATCAAGCAAACGATGCGTGGATTACTTTGGCTGTTAATCCAGAAACAAGTAACAGTGTAGACGTTGATGCAGGAACTATTGACGGAACTACTATAGGAGCAACTTCAGCATCTACTGGTAAGTTTAGCACTCTTAATGTAGCAGGTGATGGAGCCACGGTAACAGGAATTAAAGATGAAGATGATATGTCCTCCAATTCGGATGTTAAACTTGCTACTCAACAGTCAATTAAAGCATACGTTGACTCGCAAGTTACCGCTCAAGATTTGGATGTTGTTTCTGATAGTGGTAGCATCGACGTTGATTTGGATTCAGAAAGTCTTACTGTTGCTGGTGGCGAGGGTATTGATACTTCTGCGACAGGTACGACGCTTACAATCGCGGCAGAAGAAGCCACATCGTCAAACAAAGGTGTAGCATCTTTTTCTACTGATAACTTTACTGTATCTTCTGGTGCAGTAACTATTAAAGATCAGGGTGTTGCTAATGCTGAGTTAGCAAACATGGCGGCTAATACCGTTAAAGTAAGAGATGCAAATTCTAGTGGTGTTCCTTCAGACAAGGCTGTAGGCAATGGAGAAATTCTAATTGGTGATGGCACTGGATTTACAGCCGCTGCTCCTTCTAGTGATGTATCAATGACAAATGCTGGCGCGTTTACTGTTACAAAAATACAAGGTAATGCAATATCGTCTAACTCTCCTAGCAACGACCAGTATTTAAAGTTTTCCAGTTCATCTAATGAATGGCAACCTGTAAGTGTTTTATCTCCTGACCGACTTACTACTAAAGGTGACTTGCTTGTTTACAACACGGTAGACTCTGAAACAAGATTACCTGTAGGTGCTAATGGCAAATACCTGCAAGCAGACTCTAGCGCAACAAATGGTGTCGCATGGGCTGATGTTGCTGTTGCTGACGATTCTGTCACTCAGGCAAAAATTGCTGATGACGCAGTAGGGGCTGATCAACTTGCCGCTAATGCTGTAGTAAACGCAAGCATTGCTTCTGGCGCTGCTATTGATGCTACTAAGATTGCTGATGGTTCGGTTACTAGCGCAGAATTCCAATATATAAATACTCTTAGTTCTAATGCCCAAACTCAAATTGATTCTAAAGCCGCAGTCGGTACTGCTAATACATGGACAGCAGGACAGCGTGGAGAGATTACCGCTCTTTCAGACGGATCAACAATAACTATTGATATGGCTGACAGCAATAATTTTTCTGTAACGCTTGGAGGCAATAGAACATTTGCTAATCCATCTAATGATACTGCTGGTCAAAGTGGTAGCATTTTCATTACGCAGGACGGCAGTGGATCAAGAACGGCTTCGTGGGCAAGCGACTGGGATTTTGCAGGAGGCGTAGCGCCTACCTTAACTACGACAGCAGGAGCAGTAGATCGAATTGATTACGTTATTAAAGACTCATCTAACATTCATGCAGTAGCAACGCTTAACTATTCCTAATGCCTGTATTTAATAATATACTTGCTGGATCATCTGGTCAAGATGTTGCATACAGAATAGAACAGTCGTTAAGATTTAATGACGATGATTCTCCTTACCTGAATAGAACAGCCTCAACAGCCACATCAAATCGGATTGGCACTTTGTCTTTTTGGACAAAACGTGGCAATCTCGGTGGTGGTAATGCTTTTTTTAGCAATCACTCAGCACAAACTGATAGAACATATGTTGGGTTTGACGCAGACACTATTCAGATGTTTGGCAAAATTTCAGGATCAGCAAATGTTGAATTAATTACTACTCCACTTTTTCGTGATCCTTCATCTTGGTATCATATTGTTATTGCTGTTGATGTTACACAATCTAGCGCTTCTAATAGGGTAAAGATTTATGTTAATGGAAGTCAAATAACAAGTTTTTCGACATCTGATTACCCATCTCAAAATGTTGATTTACCTTTGTTTTCTAAAACAAATCATCAGGTTGGTGCATTTTTCTCTTCATCTGTTGGGGATCACTATGATGGTTACTTTGCAGAGTACCATTATGTAGATGGTCAACAACTTGCACCAGCATCTTTTGGTGAAACTAACTCAAACACTAACCAATGGCAAGCGGTTGAGTACGAGGGTTCGTATGGAAACAACGGCTTCTATTTAAAGTTTCAAAATGCGTCTGCATTAGGAGATGATTCTAGCGGTAATAATAATGATTTTACTGCTAATAACTTAGTTGCTACAGATCAGGTGCTTGATAGTCCTAGCAACAACTTTTGCGTACTTAATCCAATTGATACTAATACTAGCGGAACACTATCTGATGGCAATTTAGTAACTTCGGGTAATGCAAGAGTCACTATGCAACCAGCAAGTGGACAATGGTATTATGAAAAAGATGGTTCTGGCGTTTCAGTTAGTGGAGCATTTAACCCATCGTTAACAAGCGGTACTTATAACTTTGGATCAAGCGGAACAGGTGGTTACTCCGATGGCAATGGCAGAGGCAATTTTGACAATGCAGTTCCTTCTGGTTATTTAGCGGTATGTTCTGACAATATTCCAACTGTTTCTGCTAGTACGTTTAGTTATACAGGAAACGCAAATGCTTCTGGCCCATTTGTATACATGGGCTATACACCGTCTGCAATAACAATTAGTAGTACTACTTATTCTTTATCATCGACAAATCCATCTGATAGCATTGATTGGTTGTCAAATGGAATAAAGGTGCGGAGTTCTTCAGTACGAAACTCAAGCGGAACAACTTATACTATTTCTTCGGCTCCTGTTAGTCGAGATTTTAAATATTCTAACGCGAGGTAACTATGTGGTATAGCGAAACAATAGGAACAATTAAAACGCCTCGCGCTTTGACCGTTGATGGCATACAACATCCTTCTAATATTTTTAGAGTATGGTCGGCAGAAGAATTAGAAGAGATTGGAATTTATTCTCTTGAAGTTATTACTCCAGACTATAGATATTATAACACTGGTGCAGAACACTTTGAAAAGAGAAGTCGCAGAAATCCTGATGGGACTTTTGCAGGAGGCGCTGACTACTACGAACTAACTTACGACATTACAGAAAAAGATGTAGAAGATCTTAAGTCTGATCTTATGTTAAAGATAAAAGAAAACACAGGCGTATTAATTGCTCCTTCTGACTGGATGGTAATTAGGGCTACTGAGGGTGGTACTGCTATGCCTGTTGACTGGACTACATACCGTAGTGAAGTTAGAGCGCACGGTAACAGTCTTGAAAATGGCGTAGAAGCGTTTGCGTCTGTACAAGCAGTAATAAACTTTCAAAACCATGAAGTACAAGAAGAGCGAAAGGTTAGTTTAGATTCTGATGAAACTGTAATTGTTGATCGTGTAGTAGACAAAACTTATTGGAATTGGCCTGCGGCTCCTGATGCGGAGGTTGATCTTTATCACGTTAGGTATTTGTAATGGCATTAATACAAGTAGATAGTGTAGGACAAGTTGGAATTGTAAAAGAAACAAGTCCTTGGAACTTGCCGCCTAACGTATGGTCTGACGGCAATAATGTAAAGACAGAAGAAAACTCTATAAAAAAATGTCCGGGTTATTCTGAAGTATTAAAGACTTGCCCTGTTGCTCCTCACTATGTAACTCAAATTAGTTTAGGTACTCCTGAGTTTTGGATTGTTGGTGGACTTACAACTATATACGCTTATGACAATACAGGCTCATCTACAGCATTAAATGGAGCAATAAACTCTAGTGTTACTACAATAACGGTAGATAGCACTGTAGGCTTTGAAAATGTAGGTACAATTACTATTGGAACGGAAAATATAACCTACACTGGAAAAACATCTACACAGTTTACTGGATGCACAAGAGCCGCTGATAGCACTGTTGCCGCCGCACATGATGATAACGCTACTGTAAACAGATCAACAAAGTGGTACAATATTACAAGAACTAGCGGAGGATACTCTACTGACGCTGGTGAGGGCTGGACATCAACTGTTATAGGTGGTGTGCTAGTTATGACTAACAATGTTGATAATCCACAGTTCTGGCAACTTACAGATGGTATTCCTTTGTCAAGTCAGAAGATGCAGGATTTAACAAACTGGCCTTCTGCTACAATTCTTAATGGTGCTATTAATGATTCGGTAACTACTATTACTGTAGATAGCACAGAAGACTTTCCTTCAGCAGGAAAGATGACTATTGGCTCAGAAGAAATAACTTACACTGGTATAACGTCTACAACTTTTACAGGATGTGTTAGAGGCGCTAATAGCACAGCGGCGGCTTCTCATAGTGATAATGCTAGTGTTACGATCACAACAAGATGTAAATCTTTGAGGGCTTTTAGGTCATTTTTGATTGCATTAAACATTACTAAAGATGATGTAAACTTTCCTAGACTTGTTAAGTGGAGTACAGAAGCAGCAACCCAAACTCTTCCTACGTCATGGAATGAAACTACAAGTACGGTTGATGCTGGCGAATTTGAATTAGCAGATACAAAAGGCGCTATATTAGATGGACTGCCTTTGCGCGACTCTTTTATGATTTATAAAGAAGATGCTGTATTTTCTATGACATTCGTAGGCACGCCATTTATATTTGCATTTAGACAGTTGTCTCCTACTATTGGAGCAATAGCAAAAAACTGTGTTGCAGAGTTTGATGGTGGTCATGCAATCTTTGGCAAAGGTAACTTTTATGTAAACGATGGTCAAAGAATGAAACCTATTCTTCCTATGAAGTTAAAAGAATATGTGTTTCAATCTATTGACGGTCAGCAAACAGATAAAAGTTTTGTAGTAGCAGACTACGGAAGAAACGAAATACTGTTTTGTTTTACTGCTGATGGAGCAGGTACTAACTTTCCTAATAAAGCGGTTGTTTGGAACTATGTTACCAATACATTTACTATTAGGGATATACCTGACTGCGCTCATATGGGCTATGGTAACGTGTCTAACCCTACTACATCTACTACATGGGCCGAAACTGCTGGTTATTGGGAAACCGCTAGTGGTCCTTGGACTATGAGTTATGATTTGCAGGATAAAGTTTTATTGTTTGCAGACCCCGGAAATACAAAACTCTACAGGGATCGTTCTGGAAATAAAAATGATACAGCAAATATGGAGTCATATATTGAAAGGACTGGTCTAAGTCTTGATGAGTCTGGTAAACCTAATCAAAATATGGTAAAACGAATTAGCGCTATTTATCCTAACATGGCTATATCAAGCACTAATGATATTAACGTATACATTGGTACGCAAATGTCTACAGAAGGTGGTATAACTTGGAGCGCTCCAGTAACATTTAATCCTAATACTCAGTCTAAAGTTTCTGTTAGAGGCACAGGAAAATATTACGCTGTTAAGTTTGAGTCTACTACAGATATGGATTGGGAATTAGATAGTTATGCTATTGACATCCAAAATGTTGGATCAAGAGGATCAAGGTCTTACTAATGCCTACTTATACTGATAGGGTTCAAAAGAGTGTTACCTTATATGAGCCGGGACCAATACCTGAAAACCAAGAAGACATGGGTACATATCTTGTAACCGAACTAAAAAGACTTGGAAATATAATATATAACCAAGCCGCATTTAGATTGGAAAGAATTCATGTTCCTCCTGTACGTCCAAGAGTAGGTGATATAAGATATGCTGATGGAACTGATTGGAATCCGGGTAGTGGTGAAGGAGTATATTTATTTAACGGAACTTCATGGTCTAAATTTTGAATGAAAGTCTTTTAGTAGTTGACTCTACAGATGTTGATTATGTTTGGGACGATGTTCAACCTTTAATAGATAAAGCATTAATTCATTCTGAAGGAGAGTTACTTTCAGAAGATATTTTTAAATTAATAAAAAAAGAAATGCAGGTATTATGGGTTGGCATAAAAGATAAAGAATTATTTTGTGCTGGAGTTACCGAAATAATAAAATACCCAAGAAAAAAAGTGTTAAGAATAATTACTTTTGCAACTAAAAGTGGTCACGACTACGAGCATTGGAAAGATTTTATAGAGGTACTTGAGGCTTTTGGCGCTAAACAAGGATGTGCATCCGTTGAAGCGTGGACTAGAAAAGGTCTTGCAAAAAAATTAGATTGGGATCACGAATACTCAGTAATAACAAAGGACATTAAAATAAAATGGCAGTAAGAACACCAATACCAATATCGCAACCATTAGCGCCCGGACTATTAGCGGTTGATTATAGTCCGTTTAGCACTGAGGCAGGCGCAAGAAGTGGAATGACACACCTTCCCGGTTTTTTAAATTACAATAAATTAGTTGGATTAGTTGGTTCATCCCCAGATAAAGCACCTAATTTTTCAACAAAGTATGTTTCTACAAAAGGCGCTCCTAAACCAATAGGTTCAACAGGAGCAGGACTTCCTATGCCAGAAGTTGAAGGATATAAATATGTATATCCTAGATATGAATTTTCAGGTGGAGCAGATGGAGTTTATGTGGAAACAGGCACAGAAGAAGATAGAGATGCTTATGATTATTATCCATATTATCCAACAGATATATCTACAGGAAAGCCGTTTCTTGTAGGCGTTAGATTAGTAAAGGAGTAATATATGTCAGGAGGAAGCCAAACAGCAACTACACGGACAGC